GTACAACTTGCCTTCAACAGAAGCTTCGAACATTTCAAAGATTGCTCTTTGTTCATCAATGCCGGGACGCTTTGGCATAAAGTCGTTCAAGTTGAACAAACCGTGTGTTGCAATTGCTTGCAACTCTTCTTCATTCAAGCCGCGCTCTTTACGAGCCCAACCAGATGTAGAGTAGTCAGCATAACCACCTTTTTGTGTTTTGTTCAAACGGAAGTCTGTACCTGCTTGGTAGTCAGTTGGGATATTTTCCATGTCTGGATCCATCAACGCTTGCTTGATAAGCGTAAAGATCTGTGGAGAGATCACAAAGCGACGGATTGGATTCTCTGGAACGCTATCTTCTTCCATTGGGCTGTTTACAACAAAGCCTTGGAAAACGTAAGAACGCTTCTTCCAGTATGTGCGGCCAAGTGCTTCCATGTTAGGGTCTTTGAACCAAGGACGGATAGTTGCATGTACTGGACATGTTTCGCCCCACATTTCAACGCAAGGTACTTGTACAAAAACTTTTTTGTTTTCGTCTTGACCAGCAACACCAGCGAATGGGATCTTGATCATTTGACGCTCGCGCCAGAAGAATGTATTTGTTTCGTCTGCGTCTGGGAGGAATCGAAGTGAGGCTGAAGTGCCTTCTGGGATGTTCCAGTGTGCATAAATGGAGTTGTCACCACCACCTTGCTTTGTACCACTGGATTTTTGTGCTTGCTCTGCTAGTCGAGCGCGAATTTCTGCTAATGTTGCCATGATGTTTTACCTTTAAGTTGAGTAAGTTTGAGTGTTAAGCCCTATAGCGGACTAAAACAACACATGCGTTTTTCTTGTGCATGTGTTGTATTATACTTATGACTGCAAATTAAAGCAATAGGCTTTTTAGCCTAATTTCGGACAAATTAGCCTAATAGGCGTGTTATGGACAATTCCAAATCTGCAACTGCTTCAGACACCATGTCGTTAGGTTGGATGATTGGTGCGCCATGTTCTGGCAGTTGGTATTCAATGATGCTGGACAGGTCACCAGTGCGGGCCGCACGTTCCATCATGCGCTTTAGCATAATGACTTCATTCTTGCCTTGCTTGCAAATATTGGAAACTTCGTCTGTTTCTTCTAATCGCTTGCTCCAACGTAGTAGTTCCATAATGTCTTTACGACGACGAGAGATTTCAACAATCTTAGAACCAAGTTCATCCCATGGCTTACCGCCCGACTCTACGTGTAGAGCCATAACACGAGCGCCTAATAAGTGGTTGTATGGGAAACGGAAACGTTCTCCATCTTTTTCCACAAACAGGGCTTGAATGTTGCGGCTACGGGCACCTGGCTTTTCTTCTGTGACACTTTTAGTATGAGCCAAACGGATCTGCGTACTGCCCAATGGATGGTAGCTGATCTTTAAGCTGTTGCGGCCTTCTGTTACAGTTTCAGTACGGTGAGCCATTTTCTTTGGTTCAATTTCACCTTCGTAACTGCGGATAGTTGTCCCATACAAATAGCGACGAGCCACTGCTTGTATACGTGGTTTGAATTCACTTTTAAACCATTCTACATCTGTAGTTGTTGGGTCATACCAAACTTCAACGTCGGTGTTGTCGTAGTTGACCATGACCATGATGTTTTGGTCCGGTACGTATTGGTAAACTGCTTGCTCTTGATCGAGAGTACCTTTGCCATCCGCATCTTTAAATGTGGAATTATGGCTTACCCCTGCTACTGTGGCTGCTAGTTCTTTGGTTAGTTGTTCTCTTGTAGGCATAGTTATATTTAGTTATAGGAAGCCAATTGGCATTGGTCTTAGGACTTCATCTGTGCCTGCATTTACAAGCCTGTCATACGTGCCTGTGTCCCAAGTCATAACAACTTCTGTCATACGTAGAACTAAAATAGTTGCCATAACTAGGTCATCGGTTTCGCCTTCCTTGGCTGCAAAACTGGCACCACGGGCAATAAAGTTCTTTAGCTCACGCAATAAATTATGACTGTAAATTGTCATCTTATCGCTTTCGACATAGTTCTTTAAGCGCATACACGCTGTAATTTTAGTCTTGTGTGTAGTGTTAAAACCTCTACGACCGCGGCTTTGGCCAGCACGGCGTATTTCTTGTACAAATGTGCCCGGAATATGTTCTTCGCCAAATTCACGAATGCTAATTAGAGCCGCTTCGCCAATGGTGTTGTTTTCTACGCTCCAGTATAGCTCTACGTTGCCTTTGGTTTCGTCTTGCATCCACTTTAAAATAGAAACAAGTGTACGAAGCTGTCCCTGTATATCAGTTTTGTTGTGTTGCCATTCGGCTACTTGTTCTAGCTCGGGCAATTTGAATACTTGAATAGCGGCTGGGTCTCCACCTGTACCTAAACTAGGATCCCAACCAATAACGTATGCGCTTTGCTGTTGTGGATACTTGTAAATGCGAACTTGACCCATCTTACCATTTGGGTCCTTGCTTTCCATTGTAATCAACTTCATTGAGTTGACTAGCGTTTCGTCAGCAATAACGAATTCACATTCGTGTTCACGTAAGAATCGTTCTTCGCCAATCTTAATACGTTCGGTCCCGGCCCATGCTTCATCACGATCCGGGTGTGCGCTCCAGATAAACTTGATACTGGCAAAGCCGTTACGGCCTAGCTTTTGCGGATTACCGTACTCGTCAATGTTCTTGGTAGCATCTTTCCAAATACGAGCAAACTGGTCATCGTCTTGGTTAGGTGTTGATGTAATAATACACTTACCACCTGTTGATAATGTTGGAGAGATAGAAGTCCAGAACTCAGAAGCAATACGTGGCTTAACGAATGCAAACTCGTCACAATAAATTAGAGATAGTGACATACCACGAGCAGTTGTTTCTGTTGTGGTAGTTGAAATGATACGGCTACCGTTATCAAAGTCAATGCTACCTTTGTTATAGCTTGTTGCACCTGCTTTTAAAAACTCTGGCAGTGTTTCGTATGTATAACGAACACGTTGCATAATTTCTTGCGCACCAGCAAACTTGTGTGCGGCAATAAGAATTGTTTGATCTGCCATAAACATTGCACGCCATACAAGATAGGCGGCCGCACATGCAGTCTTACCCATCTGACGACCCAGCATGTTAATACTGTAGCGATTCTCATGATAACACATGATAAGTTCGCGTTGATAGTCAAACAGTTTAAATTTTACTTTACCTTTAGTAGGGTGCTGTACCCAGCAATAGTTGTCAATAAAATATACTGGATCCGTAGCACAGATGGCAAGTTCACGGACATGTTCGTCCGTGAACTTCTCTACTTTGAAAGGTGTCTTTACAAAAGTATTTTCGAGAGCCATTAAGGCCTCCTAATTACTTCTTGCGGCTGATAGACTCAGCAACAAACTTTCGGTATTCACCCATTGCATCTTGAAACTTCTGCTCAATAGTAGATTCTTCTAGACCCATTGGATTTTCACCTTGGTTGTTAGCACGGTTTGCACCGTATGCTTTGTTGCCAGCGCCATCGCCTTTACCACTTGGTAAAGAATCAAACTCAGTTGGCTCATTAAATGATGTGCCTTCTGGGCTGTTCATTAACTTGCTTTCTTCTAAGCCTGACAATTCTAAAATGCGGTTAGCTTCGTATACGCCTTGACCAAATACAGAGTTAGTAGCAGGAGCTTCTTCTTTGACTTCTTTATCTTTGTCAGCCCAATCAGGAACACCGTCGCCATCAGCGTCTGGCTTCTTGTTGTCGTCTTTGTCGTCAGCTTTATCTTCAGCTGGCTTGTCACCGTTCTTCTTGGCAATCATTTTTGCAAATGCGGCCTTTTGTGCGGCGCTTTGTGCTTCGTTAGTAACACCAGCCAATTGAAGAATACGTGCTGTTTCTTCGTCTAGCTCTTCTGACTCGCCAACTTCTTTCTTGGCAGCTTCGTCGTCAGCTTTCTTACGAGCTTCTTCTTCGCTGTCAGTTTCTGTACCACCGTATACACCCGAACCAGCTTGGTGTGTTAAGCCAGTTGCAGTTTGTGTTACTTTGCCGCCCTTGGAAGTGTATGATGTATCACCAACTGCTTCTTCAACATCGTCTTCTGATTCTTCTTCGGCAGCTTCTTCCTCTTCAGATTCACCAGCTTCGTGTTCCATGTCATGGTCTTGCATGTCATGATCACCGTCGCCGTCGTTGTCGCCTGGAACTTCTGAGGCAGCTGGTTCAGCACCAACATACATAACTGCTGGTTCTTCGCCTGGCATTTCGCTAGGCATTTCAGCCGGGACGTCAGCGGCTACACCACCAACTTGAATACCTGCTAGCTTTAAGATGTTGGCAATTTCATCGGCGCTGTCTGTTGTAACGCTAATGTTCTTACCTGGCATGTTAATAGTAACAGTCATTGGGCCTTCGCCTTCGGGAGTTTGACCAGTTACACCAGCCATATCATCCCAGCATTCACCAATGCCTTCTTTGGCAATACGGATGCTTTCGTTTACTTGTTTCTTAGTCATTATTTTTCTCCCTTGCCTGGAACAGCAATGTTATTTTGTTTTGTACCGATTGGGCTAGTCTTGCCATCGGCTGGACCTGTATAGTCAGGGCCTGATGTGATTTTGCCAACATTCTGTGTAATATTGGCTTTACGCTCTTTGCCAGCTTTGTCGGCTGCATCTAGTGCATCTTGATTGTACTTGTCACCAACCGTGTCAGCACAAGTGCTGCCAGCATCAGAGTCATTACCAATTAGTGGCTTGTATTCACCTTCTGGTTTTTCTTCTTCAATTTGCTGTTCGATTGGTTCGTTACGACCAAATACTTTTAACAAACCTTCTGACACATACATTAGTCCACGTAATTCGCTTTCTAATGTAGGGGTGCTTACTGGCAAGCGTGTTACTACATCAACAATAACAATTTCATGTCCACCAAGTTGTGGAAAGTCCATTGGTACTGCTTGTAACATTAGCTTTTCTGGGCGTCCAACTTCTAGTGCATCATACTTTTTCATATGGCGCTCTAGAGATTCAAGTTGGCGCTCTGTTGGCTGAAACGCCATTTTAACACGGTAGCGGTGTTCGCGCTGTAACTGATTAATATACTCTAATAGTGTGGGCATAATTAAATCCTCTCATAAGACTATTTATTATGACCGACGCTCTTTAGGATTGCTTGTACGATATCATTGCGATTTCCCATTAATCCGCCTTCTGTTGCGTCCAGTACGTTACCAGAGTCGGAGTTCTTTTCCTCACGATCCATACGTGCTTTACGCAACTGCAATTCAACCATTTTTAGCTTTTTGTCTATCTTGGCTGTTTTGGCATCAACTGCTGTTTTCAACAGTTGGGCAGCAACTTCAAAAATCTTGCCTGCATTTCTATCATCTACGTTAAATCCCAAATCCATCAAACGCTCGCTTTGTTCTTGCGCGGTGTTTGCTAGCTTGTCTAGTTCACGCTCTGCACTGGCCATGTCTGTTACAGTGGGCAATGCAATATCAACACGGTTAGCCATGTCAATAGTAGCGGTAGCTACATCAAGCTGTTGCTGAATTTCTTCAGAAACTTCTGGTTGTGTGTGGTCCGAAGCAGTTGCTTCCTCAATAGGTGGGAAACCAAATACTTCTTCTAATTTCTTCGTCATGCACTTACTTATGACTTACTTGCGGCGTTTGCGTGTGGGATTGGTGTTGTTGTAAATGTCTTCTTCCGTTAGGATACGGAATGTTGCGCCCATGCGTTTGCACCAGATTTGTGCGGCTTGCCACTTGCACATGTTAAGTGCCACAGCCATCTTTTCTTGTTGGCTGCGGGCGTGTTCCATAACAGCCTGCGACTTGGGCTTAATTTCTATAAGTTCTGCCCTGTTGCCCTTTGCTGTTTGATACGTTACTAAAAAGTCTGGAACATAGTAAGTGTCTTTGCCTGTAAAGGGATTTCTATAAGGAATACGAACACATTCACTTGCCCAGCTTACTACGCTTGGATGATTATCGCAGAAACGCATAAATGTCAATTCCCAACCACTGCGATATTTTGGCGTACCTTTACCCACATACTTCTCTGGATTGAGAATGGTGTAATGCCCTTGCTGGTAGTTGTTTGCCATTAGAGTTCACGTGCGGCTATAGATGAAACGGCTGTTGCTGTTTTCTTTGTATAGCGTATAGTGTCGGGTAAGTTTTCATTGATGTGATCAAGTATTGATTGGTCAACGTCTAACTTTCCACTACCAACTGCTTTTTCTATTAGAGATTTAAAACCAAGCTCCAAGTCAATGCTGGCTTTCCATAGTGCCATTACCAACTGTTCAGCTGGTGTTCTACCTAGCCCCAAGCTCAACACTTGTTGCACAGCACGATCAAAATCAACTTGAGGTATTACTTTATATGCCATAATTAATAATCTGTTGGTCTAGTAGTTTTCTTAACGTACTGTTGTTCTCTATTGGCCTGAGTATTTGTTGCTGAAGGATTGTTGTTTGTACTCTGTGGTACATATCTATCAGTCATTGAGCCATCTGCATTTTGTGTGCGAACTTGCGACGAATATCTTGGGGCTGTACGCAATGCGTTAGTTTCAGCCATTCGTCTGGATATTTCCTGTGATTGTAAACTGTTCGATCTTGGGGGATATTTTTCAAGTCCTTCTAGGTATGCCTTTTTGTACTCGGGATTCATACCACGATCGTCTTTTACATAGTCTGCTTGATCTTTTACAAATTGCTTATTTGCAGCCACCAGCTCCTTTGATGGTGGACGGCGTGGGGGCATGTCTTGTGTCTTAGTAACTGCCGCAGGAGTTGTTTCCCCTGTACTTGGGCTTGCTGTGCCAGAACGAGCTAAACGAGCAGTTTCTGCTGATGACTGATTGTTGGCCACTAGTGCTCGTTCTCGTTGCAGTGTTTCAATGTATCTTGCGTTTGGTGGCAACGTAGGATCACTGCCTCTGCTGAATCTGGCAATTTCCTTGTCATACTCGGCAGTAGATACGTATCTAGTTTTCTCAGCGGCCGGGAACGCTGTGCCACTGGCAGGGGCTGTTTGCGTTTTATTTCTATGACGTGCTGATTGTTTTGTCAAATTAGGATTACCCCAAGCGGCACCAAGCGGCCCGTTATCTTCTCCTCCAGCCTCTCTCCATTTGTTTGTGCCAAGAGTTTCTGCTTCAATTTTGGCATCGGCCTTGGGAGGCTTGGTAATTGGCACATTGACCACTGATGGCTTTGATGGTGGCTTTGGCAACGCTTTAATTCCTGCCCCACCATCGCCTGGTGTCTTGCCCGAAAATTCTTGAGTATCCAAGTCTTCATAACGAAGAGTCAGAGTCCATAATACTGGATCGCTAGTTGAATAGTCTAATGTGTCGTGTTGTGCATCAACAATATAAGCATTGCTCAATGTGTAGACTTTGTCGGGACCATCACCATTTAAATTCTTCATTGTAATTTTTACTGTCAATGATTTGGTGCTGGGCTTTTTACTGGCATCGCTGGGATCAAACTGTCCTTTGACAAAACCCCAAATTAGACTTTCTGCTACATTGTTGGTTTGGTCATAGAAAGTCATTGTGATTGGTTCATAGTTCATTTTGGTTTGAACTATGGTCTTGTGATTGTATGCATTTACCACTTGTGTTTCAATTGAGAAACGTGGCAGTTCACAAGTCTTGGCAACCAATGGTCCAGTTGAGGATAGGCCTTTTACCTGCTCGCCTTCAAGAGACAACTCTACTTCCCATGCAAATTTGATATATGGAAAGCCGTTGCCAAGCGGGCCAGAATTGACCTGCATGCCGTTGAGTATAAGTTTTGTTGCTAAGTTTGTAAATGCCATGTGTCAATGGAAAAGGGTTATTTCTAACCCTTTTCTTTCTCCTTGTAAGGGCAAGCATTTCTGCTTACACTTACTTATCACTTTTAATTAACGTACACTATTACTCTGGTGCTACACCAGCTGAAGTAATTTCAATACCGTTATCGCCAGCGCCACCAACAAGTGCCTCAGTACCAAGAATGTTATGGTTAGCATTGTCGTACTTGATAGCAATAGTAATCTGTAGCGGATCACTTGTTGCATAGTTGTTTTCGCCGTAATTGACGTTTTGGATATAGCAACCAGCAAGCTGCCATGAATCCAATACTTCAGCTGGCTGAGAACCATCTAAGTTTTGAATTGACATACCAAACTTGTAACCGCCGCCAGCTTTAACACTAGATTGGTTAGCATGATCTACTTGCTTTTGCATTTGAGCTGCAATTGCTCGTGCTACTAAGCCTGTTACGTCATCGCGTACTGTTAGTGTGATAGCATCCCATGTATGCTTACCAG